TTCAACAGGGTTATCTGAATCTAATAGTCTGGTCAAGACCCTTGCCGAGAGCTTTAATCAAGCAACAATTGATGCATCAAAACTCCTTCTTTTCCCACAGTCATTCATGCGGGCATTGGAAGGCCGAGACAGCTTGGTGGCAGATTGGTTGGGTGCGGATAAGACTGCCCAATTGATTGATGATTACTCCCAGATTAAAGTCTTGTTCGAAGATATTGCTAAATCTATTGGTACTGCTGAATGGTCCCCTACTCTGAAAGCTACGGCTGAAGAAATTGCCGGGATTATGCGTGGCATTGCTTCACTAGGTATTTGGGCACAGCGTACTTCTGACACAGGTAACCAGATTTACCAAGATCAGATTGATGAAGGCGCTAGCCCCCTTAAGGCCACTCTAAAGTCTAATTGGTTTACTTTCAAAAGTACAATCATGCCTTGGAATGCAAACGAGTATGCAGCGGAGTATGGTGCTCAGCGTATGGCTGATATGGGAGAGAGCATTGACCCTGTAATGGGCGCTAGTGGTCTTGATGTTGATGCCTACTGGAACCATATAAACTCCCAAGCAAAAGACTACTCTACTAAGCAGTTTGGCCCACAGGGGTACGGAGCATCATCCTCCTCTGCGAATGCCTTTAATTCAAGCGTAGATACTTATAAACAAGGCACCAGCCAATCTCAAGTTAATGAGAATAAATTTGATGTAAATGTTGTCCTTCAGTCAGGTGATCCTGATGAAATTAGCAAGTACTTCAAGACTCAATTCCAAAGTGATATTGATACGGCTATGCTGCATTTTGAAGAAAAATAAACTACAAGGAATCCTGAATGTCTCTTAGTATTAAATGGGGTGATGAAGCTCCTGAAAGTTCAGGCTTCCTTTACTTTGATGCTGTAACGGTATATACCCAAAATTATCGTGGCAAGCTGACGGCTCACCCTATTGACGGAGGGGGGCTTATCAGTGACCACTTCGTGCGCGAAAATCCTGTAATCACAATCTCTGCTGTTATCACAGGCGTAGACATTTCCACAGGCACATTCCTTATCTCAGACCCTGAAAATAAGGAAACGCCTTACAATGCTCAAGTTGCCCCTGCTGCGACATCAGTTAACTCCACTGACGGAAGTCTTCTCAGGCAATTTATCCCTAATAGCATTAGCCAGTTCCTACCTGATACGATTCCAGAAGTTGTGATGGCTGATAGTCGAGATAACATCCTAGAAGACATTCGGGATATGTTGATTCGCCTTGTCTATAGTGGGAAGAAATACAACGAGCTAACCCAGCAATTCGACAGCGTTATCCAGTCAGTAAAATTGTATGAGTATCAAGGTAATGTCATTGTAAGGCAGCTTCCTGCATTTGAAAATGAACATCTCGTCATCACAGACGTAACGTTTAAAGAAGATGCTAATAGTGGGTTTGCTTTATATTGTGACATTAGGTTCGAACAGGTTGAGTTTGTTTCTCTTGAGAAGACTGTTATTCCAAAAGATGTAGCCGCAGCTTTGAATAAGAAAGCCCCTACAAATAAAGATAAAGGTAAGGTAGACAGTACACCTACCCAAGATACCCCAGATGAGGTTGACAAGGATGGTCTACGTACCCCCTACGGTCAAACGGTTAACCAACAGTACGGTATTGGGCAGACTTTGAATACAGGAGTTATCCAATGACATTAGTGGCGGTTAATCTCCCTCTGTTTGATGACCCTTCCTATTCCTATAATGTTGCTTTTGAGGGGAACTCTTACAACTTGAAGTTTGAGTATAACGAAAGGGCTCAGTTGTATTTCCTTTCGCTATCAGATGCCGATGATAATCTAATAGTTGGGGGAGAGGCTTTAGTGCCAAACTACCCAATCTTATTAGATTACGCATTACCTCTGTTGTCAGGATTTCTTTGGTTGGAAGAAATTTCAGACATTATTTTCCAACCCTATAAACAATTCCCAGATAAACTATCTCAGTATTATACCCTCTCCTATTCCTATGATGATGGAGAATAGGAGTAAAGAATGGATCAAATACAAAAGGATAGGATATACGAACTGATCATTGGCGACTATCGTAATGGTAAAGGTTTGTTGATTAATAATCTGCAAGTAACCTTCGATATCACCAAAGCTGCAAATAACAAACAACGCACTAACTCTGCTGCAATTGAAATATATAATCTTAGCACTGAATCTTTAAAGCTTCTCGATACAGATTATCCAGCAGCAGTGTTCAGTGCAGGCTGGGCAGGGAGTGGCTTGAAACGTTTGTTTGCTGACCAAGTAACTAATGTAACAACCCGTAAGAGTGGCGCTGACAGAATTACTCAGATCCAAATGGGTGAGCGCTACAAAGAAATTACGCACGAAATGCTGAGCAGTATTACACCTCCGGGGCGTACTGTAAAAGATGTTGCTGAAGATATTCGTAAAGCAATCCCCGGTGTAAGTCGTGGTGTTTACAATGGCACTAACTTAGATAATCCAATCTTGTATGGGTACCCACTGATCGGCAGCCCTAAAGATATGCTAGACGAACTATCCTCAAAGTACGGTTTAGATTGGCAGATTGATGATGGGATCTTGTACCTGCATAATAGCGACAGAGCCTCTAGTGAGAAGTTCAATGAAGCATTTGTAATTTCACGATACACCGGCTTGGTTGATAATGTTTACAGAATCTCTGGCGACAAGCGTAGATCCAAGAAAGATAAAGTTAAGAAACAAGGTGTTCAATTTAAAGTTCTGCTCAACCCTCAGTTAATTGCTGGCTCTATTATTAAGATTGAAGACACCTTAATCAATGGTTGGTACAAGATCGATAGTCTACGTCACAATGGTGGGTATAGAGACGTACCTTGGTACACAGAAGTGCAAGCATCTGCCCTTGAGAAGGTAATTAAATAATGGCCAGAGAAAGCTCATTACAAGAGTTGGTTACAGCCTCTTTTGATGCTCAGATAGCTAATCAATATACCTCTATCCCTTGTATTGTTGTATCCGTTGATGGACCTAATATGGTCAGTATCCAACCTACAATTAATAATAAAAGTCGCGATGGTACTGTAGTAGAACGTCCACCTATTCTTGGCGTACCAGTTGCGTTCCCTGTAAGTGACACAGCGGGTATGACCTTCCCAATTAAAGTTGGTACAACAGGTCTTGCTGTATTCTCTATGAGGAACATGGATGGATGGAAGGGTGGAAATGGTAGACCAGCAAGTCCGATGAACTTTGCTATTATGGATAAGGGAGATGCTATCTTTTATCCGGGACTACAGCCTCCCGGAAGTTCAGTAAACGCCCCCGGTAAACATGTGTTTGCACATGATCTTAACGACACCGTAATGTTCAGTAACCTTGGGGGTAATGAGGCAGAGGTCAGGATTAAAGCTGATGGTAGCATTGAGATTAATACAAGTACTCAGCCAGTCACTATTAACTGTTCTGAAGCTATTGTTAATGCATCAACCAGTATCCAACTCACTTCTCCTGCAATGATTGTGGATGTAGATGATACTACTTGGGTTGGTAATATAAACCACACAGGTAATTATACAGGGGTTGGTGTTCAAACCTTCAACGGTGTTGTCTTCAGTACGCATAGACATGCACCTTCTGTTGTTCCACCAACGGGTCCATAAGGAGTTACTTTGGATATTTTACTTGATGAAGTAAGTCACGATGTGGTTTGGAATAACGGCCCACTTACTAAAGAATTTACAACACAACCATTTACTCAGACTGTAAGCCAAAGGTTGAAAATCCGTCTCCTGAATTTCAAGGGTGAGTGGTTCATGGATCTTAATTATGGTCCACCTTACTGGCAAGAAATTCTTGCTATGAAGGTTAGTAAAGCTCGTGTTGACAAAATCTTTCAACAACAAATTCTACTTGAAAATGGGGTCAAAGAGATTGTTTCTTTCTCTTCAACTTTGGTTAACAGACGATACTCTTTAAACTTCAGAGTAAAAGTTATCAGCGGTGAAGTTACAGCCCCAATTCTAATTTCACCAGTAATTTAAGGAAGTAACTATGGCAGGCGTAACTGACCAAGGATTCGTAATAAAAAGGTTGTCGGAAATTCTGGCAGACGACAGAGCCTTGGCTGTACAACTTTTTCAAGACCTTGTTGAACCGGGTCAAATCGTAGATACAAGTGACTCCTCTGCACTTGGTCGCCTCATCTCCCTAGCCGCCCCAAGTGAAGCTGACCTATGGGAAGCTGCTCAAGAAGTATACGCAGCCTTTGACCCAAACTCTGCAACAGGAATAGCTCTTGATAACCTCGTAGCTCTCGGTGGTCTAACTCGTAAAGAACAAACCTTTACAACTTCCTCTATCCTCGTAGCTGGTGATACTAACACATTAATCCCTGTTGGACAGACTGTAAGCAGCTCTACAACTGGCGAGCAATTTACCACTGCTGGTGCTATTTCGCTGTCTCCCAGCAACGCTAGCGGTATCACCGTCTCTGTAGTCACGCTACAGAATAGCACAGCTTACACCATCACTTATTCCAATACAACTACGTCTAACACCATCACTTACACATCGGATGGTAGTGCGACAGTAGCTGAGATTCTCATTGGACTTCAGATGGTTATTGCAAGTGCCCACCCAACATTGACAAGTTCTATTGTTGGGACAACTTTAGTAATTGATCGCAATGATATCTTTCAAACTGTAAATTTTACAACCTCTGTTAATCTTGGTATTAACAAAGTCAGAACTGTTGGGGAAGTCGCGGCGGTTAATTCAGGTGTCATTGAACAACCAGCTAACACTATTGATACCATTCTAACCCCTTTGCTTGGTTGGGACAGTGTAAACAATCCTATTGCAGCCACTCCCGGTGAAGATCGTGAGACAGACGAGGAACTTCGTTTACGCTTTAGGAATGGTAAGTTTGAGAAAGCAACTAACACACTGGACTCTATTTACTCAGCCCTTATCAACCTTGATAATGTTAGTGAAGTAACTATCTATGAGAACGACACAAGTGTTGTAGATGGTAACGGAGTCCCCGCTCACAGCTTTCTTCCAATTGTTGTTGGTGGCTTGAGTACAGATATTGCCAATGCTATTTGGGATAATAAACCTATTGGTATTTTAAGTTATGGGAATACAACTGTAGTTATTCCCGACATTCAGGGGCTTCCACACAGTGTAAGTTTTTCCCGTCCAAACCCTGTTGTCATTTATATCAGCATGGACATCACCACAGATGTCAACTTCCCAGCTAACGGGAATGATCTTATTAGGTCTAATTTGATACAATACTTTGCTGATAATCTTGGTACTGGTGATGATGTTATTTATAGTCGTTTGTATACTCCTATCAACGCCGTGGGGGGGCATCAGGTTAACACACTTACTATCGGAACCTCCCCTTCTCCAGTAGGGACAAGCAACATCCCAATCGCATTTTCAGGCATCGCTTCAATATCAAGCGTAAATATCATTATAACTTAAGAGGAACGTATGTCAGAAATCAACCTGTTCCCTATAGAGTCATATTTAGAAACTGCCAGATCACGAGTCACGGAACAATTCAAAACAGAATCAGCCCCAGTCTTTGATCGATATATTCAACTTCTTCTTGGTGGTAAACAAGAGGTTCAAGTTGTACTCAAAGATTTGATGCAGCTGCGCTCAATTGATACAGCTACAGGTGCTCAGCTAGATATTATCGGAGATATCGTAGGTCAACCAAGGGAACTTATTGACACAGCCCTTCTTACATTCTTTGCCTTCCAAGGGTATCCAGATGCCCAGTCTTATGGAGACTTAGATAATAGTTCAACAGGTGGCCCTTACTACGATATCCGTAACCCATTGGCTGGCAACACTTTGCTAACAGATGAACAGTATAGATTGTTTATCAAAGCTAAGATTATTAAGAACAGCACCAATGCTACACCAAATCAATTTATTGAATTTATGCAATTCGTATTTGGTGTGAACCTTAGCGTAGTTATGGCTGAAGGTGATGCAGAGTTCACCATAATGCTTGGTAAAGAACTCAGCTCTTTTGAAAAAGTTCTTCTAACTTACACATCCTACTCGTCGGGGTATCCTTCTAGGTTCATCCCCAAGCCAATTGGTGTAAGAGTTAATTTTGGTCAGTTCATAGCTGAAAACTATTTTGGTTTTCAAGGTGCTCCTAATGCCAAGGGCTATGGAGATTTAAGCGATCTATCAGTGGGTGGGCAATATGCTCAGCTCATCTAAAAGGAAATAAAAATGGCAGCAGAAGTAAACAAACCGGATTTCTCTTATCAGTGGTCTTCTGGTGGGTCAATTGTAGCCCCAAGTAATGTAAAGATTCAAACAGGTTGGACAGCAGAAGTACCACCGTTTCAGTGGGAAAACTATCTTCAAAACCGCCAAGATAATGCAATCCTCCACTTGTTCCAGAAGGGTATTAGTGAGTGGGATGCTGCATCTGACTATTACTTCACCGCCTCTGGGACACGTAGTTATGTGCAAGGTAGTGATGGCATCATCTACGTAGCTGTACAAGATAGTGTTGGTCAAAATCCAACTACTGACGTATCTGACACCTACTGGAAAGTGGCGTTTGCTGACAATAGTACAGCATTGACAACAACCACAGGTGATGCACGATATACCAGACGTAGTAATAATCTCTCAGATGTAGCAAGTACATCCGCCGCGCTTTCCAACTTAGGCGGGGCGCCGTTGGCATCTCCAGCGCTTACAGGAGTACCGACAGGTCCAACGGCAGCCGTCAGCACCAATACCACGCAACTAGCCACCACAGCTTTTGTTCA